CAAACCACTTAATGGCCCCTAAACGCCATCTTGACTTTTGCTTTTTAACTGCAGAATCGATAAGGTCTTGGTAGTCTTCATATTTTTTCTTTTCTGACATCAAGGCTTGGAAGTGAATTCATCAAGGTTATATGAGCCTCTGGCTTGGAAGTGAATTCATCAAGGTTATATGAGCCTCTCGCTTTATAATCTGGGGGAGTATTCTGCCCTACCAGCGAACCGATAGTAACAGTTTTAGTCTTTTCGATTTCTACTTCCAAGCCTCGCAACTGCGGCACAAATTCGGCATCAGTTTCATCATCCGAAATTACAGATGACCTACTCCGACGGGGAGCTTCCTCCACAGCAGCTTGAGATTGTTGGGAACCTCCAAAATTTGTCCCGCACTTAGAACAAAAATTAGGTTTAGCAAAATTATATTCAATCTTAACTCCACAATTAGAACAAAAAAGGTGACTCATCCTAACATTATATCAATATTAGCAAATAATTACATTAATTTCCGCTTTCTAACTTCCTAATGATGAATTTTAATATTTCACTACGCACAATATCCTCTTCATTGAAGGCGAATGTATGGACTCCCATTTCTTTTGATTCATCATCATCGAATTTGTCGAACATGGGCTTAAATCCACTTCTTCCATTGATGTCGCTCTGAAAAAAATCGCCCCCAATGATGATTTTTGATTTTTCACCTATTCTAGTGATCAATGTAGTCAGTTCTTTCAGCGTGAAATTCTGAGCTTCATCCGCAAACACTAATTTATTCTGCCAGCTAGCTCCACGAAGGAAGTTTATCGGCACCGCAGACACTTTCCCTTGCTGCTTTAGGTAGCTAGCGTCTCCGGGAGTAATAATCTCCTCCATTTTATCATAAAGAGGCCCTAAGAATGGATCAAATTTCTCTGCAATGTCTCCGGGCAGGCTACCCAACCCCCTATCAGCACTCTCCACGATGCTACGCACATATAAAATATCTTTTGAGAAGTCGTCCTCCATCAATTTCAACATTCCATATAAAGACATGTATGTCTTCGAGCTTCCCGCAGGGCCTGAAACAAAAATGATCTTAGAATCTTGATTAAGTATTAGATTTAAAAACCTTGTTTGTTTGGGGGTGAATTTAAAATTCTTTTTATTAAATTTTATTGATCTCTCGAAATCCGCCAACAATTCAAACGGAGCCTGCTTTTGCTTCTCAACCTTTTTTCGGGCCATATATATTTATTACACTTGTTTTCATAGAATAACTTCTTTTATTGCGGCGGTTGTCACTAAAGTTTCACCGCCGCCAATAGAATAACCTTCCGAAACCACATAGGCTCCACTATTCACTATCAAATTTAAATCAAGAGACTCAGAAGTTACAGAATTATAACAGCTCACAACATTATCCAGACTATCTTTCAATAACACCCCAAAGCTACTGTTTAATTTATTACCGCTAAAATCAATCAACTGATTCAACCCTGTAGACTGCACATTAATATCCACTTCTATACTATCCACTAGATGGCTTGTCGCTTGCTGCGAGCCCAACGTATAAATGGGGCTTCTTGAATATGTTTTTTTATAAGTCAAATTATCAATAATATTTGAGGCCACGACATTACCCGCACCCGTCAAAACGCAATCATGACCATAAATTATATTTTCTGTTTCTAAATGACTATTAACTTCATCATCTATTACTCCAGATAAATTGCCAGCACTTGGATTATAACAACTAAATGATGCGCTCCCCATCACAGGCTCAAATGGCTTGACAGTTAAACTAAAAGAATCAATAAAACAATAATTATATGCATTAGCCCCAATACTTAATTCCATAGAAGAAGCCCCACTGTCATTATAGTTATCAAGCAAAAAACACAGCCCATTATAACTCCCACTATCACTCCTCACCACAAAATCCACGCTTATCTTGCAGTCAACATCACCATTAAACCTCAACTGATCATTCACGTCGATATTCGCGGCCAATTGTCTTTTTGCCTCATTTTTAGTGGAAAAATCCACTCCAATCCTCGTCGCCAGTAGAGGATCACATTGATCCACACTCACCGCCATATTCCGATATGTCATATTATATGTTACACTTTTTTTATGTTTTTTATAATTTTACTTACATATTTGCAGGCGGCGTTTCTAATTAATGGGTGGGGGTGCATTTAGAGAATGAAGAAAGACTCCCCCCGCGATTCTGAGCGGTATCGTGCCAACTGTTTTTTAAATTAATGGGGGGGTGTCAAGCAATAAATGAAATTATCTTTGTGAATTTAATGCTAAAAAAAGCTTTTTTTTTCTGCGGCAATACGTTAAACTTCGCGCATGGAAAAAAACAACTACAGCCACAAGGCCGAGACGGTAAAGATCATGAATGAGGTCTACGAGATCGCCAACGTCGAAATGGACGGCATCGATCATGCTGACTCTCCTGACTTTTGTGATGCTTTTATTGCTAGCGCAATGATTCGCAAACAGAATGAGGAATGGCGCGAAGCGTCAGAGCAAGAGCTTGATGTAATCATGCAAGATTCGAGCTTCGTTTACGATAAAGTCATGGAAGAAATCTACTGAAAAAAAATCAAAAAACTTCAAAAGAAACCTTGCGGTAATCCAAAAACTAGACAATAATACCAACGTAATGAAAGCCAAGCCTACCACATACGAAGAGAGAGTCCAAGCAGCACGCGAAGCGTTTTACGACCGCAATCAGAAGGCCGAAGACGCTCGCAAGATCAACCCGATCAACTGGAACGAAGTCGTGAAAAAATCAAAAGAAACCTTGCGATAAGCAACATTTCAACTACAATCAGCGCATGACAGCCCAACCAGCCTATTCAGTCCAAGTCTTCCGCAACACATACTACAACAGGTATGAGAGCTCCAACTTGAGCGTCTCTGTCAACAAGGGGGCGGGTAAAGCCATTGTCAATATCAGAATCACACCCTTCAACTGGTCCGCTCACCATGTTGAGCGCAGTGAAGCGGCAAGGATCATCTTGGCAATGCGCAAGACTCAATTGACTCAGATTCTCAAATAAGTCTTGCTAAAATCCCAATCTCGAACTAAACTAATTCCGATATGAAAAACACTCCATTGCACCTCTATAACCTCAGTCAGACCATGCTCAAGGAAAAGCTCACCAATCGCGTAGTGACTTACCACAACGAAGGGCCGTCATCCGTTAAGACTAGCGGCGTGCGTAAACTCCTAGTTAAGCAAATCGATACTGTCAGCTTCTCTAAAGATAGCCATCGCCTCTACATTCAAGGCATGTTCCGAGACTTGGACGATTGCGGGAAGATTAAACCCCGCACTCTGCACGTTGCGGGTATCACTAAGGTGAGCGGTAAACTTTCGACCGCTTGGGCATTGGTAAAATCAGTTTTCTAGTGTGTGTATGGTATGTGTGGCCCGTCAGTCTCTTCGGAGACTGGCGGGTTTTCTTTTGGCCTAGTGTGCTTGGTTTTAGGGTGTCACCTCATCTTCTGACAAAACCGCGATAATGTCAAGCCTTTCACCATAAAAAAAACAATAAAAAATAAAAACGCTGTAACTCCTTGAGTATCAGTGAGTTACGGCGAACGGCCCTGCCGCCCCGCCTAACTCGTTGAG